CCGTGATTTGAGACGATAGCTTGTAAACACCTGCTGGAACAAAAAGCGCCCTTCCGCCATTCAGTGGGGACGTAAGACTATTGATGGCAGCCTGAAATGCGGCTGAATTGTCTGTTCCCGCTCCAGACGCAAAGTTGCCATCAGCTACAGCCCCAAAGTCCTTAACGGACACCACATCCTTAAGCTTGGAATCAACGGTCCTAGTAGCTGCACCAGTTCCACTTTGGGTAAATGACAGCTTGGTGGCATTGATATTAGCGGTAGCATTTACTTGTAAATCAGTAATGGTGCCTGCCGGTATCTGACCAGCAACAGCATTGGCTACATTATTAGCTGTTTCTTGCGCAATATAAAGGTTTTGAACGAAGTTCTCATTCAGATCCTGGGCTTTGATGGCCGAACCAGCAAAGAAGGTGGCCTTTGTCTGATCCGTATCGGTGTCCCGATAGATTCGAATGGCAGCCCCAGCAGAAGGGGCCGTCGAGAACTGAATGGACGAAGCGGTGGCAAAGATGTAGTTGGTTACGAGTACGTTGTTAACCGTAACCTTGACATCGGCCTTATCCAGGTAGGAAAAAGACAGGGAATAGATCGTGGTAGACCCATTCCCCGTATAGGTGTTCTGAGTAACAGCCATGGTTTACTTGAAGTTCATGATGTCCTGATAGACTCTGTTCAACCCCTCAACATCAGCGGTGCTGAAATCCCTTGGTTGATCGGGGCTGTAGTTGCCCTGTTGGGTTTGATACTGGGCAGCACGAATTTTACGGTTCTGTTCCGCAATCACCGCATCTTCCAGCTCTAGTTTTTCAAAGGCTCGACGCTTGGAATCATCCCAAAGCTTCTTGACCTCATCATTGACCAGCGGAGTATCACGAGTGTAGTCACTCATGGCACCCTTGTTGCGGTTCTTCCACTTGGTAAGGTCATCCTTAACCCAATCCAGTTTGCGGAGGCTATCAATGTCCCTGCGAAGTCCGTTGCGGTACATCTCCTTGCGAATGAATTGCTTCTGTTCCGCAGTCATGGGACGACCATTGGGGGCCTTATCCAGACTGTCTTTCCAGGCAAATTCAATCTCCATAAGGAATTTAGCCACAGGATCCTTGTTTTCAGGGCTCACTTCGAAGGGGACGTTGGCATTCCAAAGCCCACCATTTGGGTTGCGGAGTGGTTTACCCGTAAGCACATCAATGACTTCTGGACGAGTCACAGCATAGCCAGGAAGAGCTACATTCAGAAGGCGTTCGAACTCATTGCTGTATTCCCGCATATACGGATTCATGCTGTTCGACAATGCCCTACGAGCCCCAGCAATAGGTGTTTGGTTATTGGCCATGCTAAGGAGGCCCTTCATGGCCGTAGTGGAGGTCCAGTTTTCAGGGGTTAGAAACTCACCAAGAGCAGCCAAACCAGAAAAGTAACTCTTTTCGGTAAAGCTTGCTGCAAAAGCCAGGACAAGTTGTCCAAGAAGTCGTTCGCCAAGATCAGCACCGCCTACCTTGAAAACCGCTGTAATATCCGCAACAGCAGCAATGATGTTGGAAAGAGGTTCCAGAGCATTATACGAGATGTACTGGCCCCCAATCTTGACAGAACGAGCCTGAATGCCTAGCTTCTGCCACCGCTGACGTTCCTTTGAGTCAATTGGAATGTTGCCCGTAAACATCTCATTCCATGCCATAGGCGCAACAGCTGCTACAATCATTGTCCCCACGGCCTGACGTCCTTCGTATTCAGCAATCAACAATGGATCACCGGAAGCCATTGCATCCTGATACTGCTTTGAGAACTTAGCCGTCAGTGGCAGATGCTCAAGTTGGTATGCAAAGATGTTTGCTGGGGTACGAATAAATGGAATCGCAAGGCGACCAGCAGGTCCAATATACGGAAGATTGTCGAGAGCAGCCGAGAGGTGATTCAGACCCACTCCTGGATCGTTCTGATAGGTGCCAATCTCCGCATACTTTTGGAGACCAGCATCTTTGATCTGACCAGTGTTTGGATCGATATACTTAGCATACTCGTTGACGTATGCCTTTGTTCGAGCTGCCACATCCAAGGGGCCTTCTTGATAGGCTTTATAGGTTGCAATTTCTGCAATCCGTTGCCGCACAAGAATGGTCTTGAAGGCATCATCCATGCTGACCAGCAGACGGCTAGGGAAATCCAAAAACTCAGCAGAACGATACTGAGCCTTGAGGAGGGCGACCGTCAACTTCTCTGTTGGAGTCTTAGCAATCTGTCCCATGGCTTCAAGCATGGCAAGAGACTCCGCATCCTGAACCACCCGGTGAACAGTGGAGGAAGCAGGGATACCTGTTTGCCACGTCCTAAGGGCCACCCTAAGGGCCTCCTGGGTGCTTTGAGTGATGGCACTATACCCAGCAAGGGCAGCCTTGATCGTGGCCTTATCGCCCTTCCAGGCACCGCTGATGGCCATGCTCGTGGGGGCCTCAACCAAGCGATAGACACCAGAGAAGTTTCGGAAGATGGTTTTGGTGCCAGAAAGAATGCTATTGTAGAAGAGCGACATCTGGTTCTTGCCAAACATCTGCATCGCAGTGCTAGCAAAAGAAACGGTCTTGGATGGATCACCACCAGCAAGAACCATTGCACGAACCAAGGCTCGCATCTTATCTACGGCTTCCGCATCACCCCTTCGATACGCATCCTTGACTTCCTGTGCCCACTTCTTCAAACGACGTGTGGTGACAACATCATCCATTTCGAAGTCACGGGCAGCCATTGCTGCTTCGCCCGCTTCAACGTTTTTGGTGATGCTTTGCTTTAGTGAGTTGAGAGATCCACCAAAGAAATTGGTACCTTCTTTGTAGAACTCAAGAACACCCACAAGCCTATCAACGGCTCGATCAAAGCTGTTGAAATTATAGATCTGAGCCTGATCGGCCTCTTCGGCCTGCTTAGCCAGATCATAGATTTGGTTGGAGAAGTCACCAACAATAGCCTTCATGGCTACCAATGATTCACTGGTGGGAACTTGTCTGCCAGTTTCATTGAGGGTAAGTGTGGCCTTCTGCTCTTCAAACAGCCTACAAATCAGAGCAGCTTCACCTTCTTCCGCCACCATTTCATCGTAGGGACGGAGAGAATCCATAAAGTCACGATAGATGCGAGACGCATTGCCGATAACTTCATCAACAGTCTTACCTGTCAGACGAAAAATTTCAGCAACATCAACATCCTTTTCGTACTTGCGAACTGCTTGTTCTACCCAGG